AGATATGCAAATATCGACTTTAAACAATGAAAACTAAGAGTCTTGGCTAAAATAACTGAGGCTCTTTTGTTTTATATTTATAACTTTACAACTTATTTTCCAGAAAGAGAGGAATCATTATGGATAAGAATTATGAATTATTTATCGAGCAGCTTACAAATGGTATTCACGACATTACAGATATTCCATTGGAGAATATCAAATTTACGAATAAGGAAGGAGATCGATTAAACATTACATTCGCAGAGCATGACGACACTTACGAAGTTTGCAGCGTGCATGTAGACGAACTTTACACAGCATATCAGGATGGGGCTAAACTTAACGCTATTATCAATTATATCAGTAATGATGTGCTTCATGCAAAAAACTATAACATATACGACAAAACCAAAACGTTGATGGATTATGCTACCGCTAAAAGCAGACTATTTGTGCGGTTGCTTAATTGTGACAGAAATGCTGATGTATTAAAGAATGTCGTGCATAAAACTCTTGGCGATATGGCTTTTACCGTTTGTGCAATAGTGGATGATAATAGAGAAGACCTTATTAGTACTAAAGTCCTCAAATCCATGGTTGAAAAATGGGGTAAAAATGAGGATGATATTTTCAATGAAGCTATTGAAAACACTTATCGTGCAACGCCGCCACGAATCTATAAATGGGAAGGTGTATTATGTGATGAATCTTATGCGGGTGAGAGTTTTATGAATGATGAGGATGTCTGCGATTTAGATAAATCGTTTAACGGAGACATACTCAGCACAACAAGAAAAACGAACGGGGCAATTGCAGTTTTCTTACCCGGAGTTGCTGAAAAGATATCCGAAATGCTAAATTCCGATTTTTACATGGTATTCACCAGCATCCATGAAGTTATGATTCATAGCACAGGATCAGGAGTTGATCCGAAAAATTTGAAACTCGTTCTGAGGGACACTCTTCTTGGGGTAACCCCAAGTAGTGATTACTTAACAGAAAAAATTTACAAATACAACAGAAAAACACATAAATTTGAATGTGTAACAGATTGAAACAAAGCCTGGCTAACGCTGGGCTTTTATATTTTTAAGATTAAAGGAGATTAAAAGATTATGGAACTTACATTTGCACCAAGAGATATTTTACAGGTTAACGACACAAGAATTATCTACAGAAATTTCAGAGGCGAGGGAAGCAAATTCAATCGTGAAGGAGATCGTAACTTCGCTATGATTATTCCGACTCAGGATCTGGCAGATGAACTTATCAATCGCGGTTGGAACGTGAAGATTAAAGATCCTAGAGAAGAGGGCGAAGAACCATTCATGTATCTTCCAATCAAAGTTAAATTCAATGATCGCGGACCTCAGATTTATCTTGTGACAGGTGATCGCACTAATAGATTGGGTGAGGATGTGGTATCCATGCTCGATGATATTGATATTCGTTCAGTGGATTTGGATATCAGACCTTATGACTGGGAGGTCAACGGTAAAACAGGAAGAACAGCTTATCTGCAGGCGATGGAAGTTACTCAGGAAATTGATAGATTTGCTGCAAGAATGGCTGAAGAAGAGCATCCGGAGGAATAAATAGTAAAAGGAGAAAGAATATTATGAATTTTGGACAGGCACTTGAAAAAGTAAAAGCAGGAGAAAAGATTTTCCGTCATGGATGGAACGGAAAAGGAATGTTTGTGGTATATCAGAAAGGTTATCCAGATGGTATTCCGTGCAATATTCAGACGGCTAAAGCATGGGGGCTTAACGAAGGTGATTTATTTAGATGTGAGCCATATCTTCAGATTAAGATGGTGAATGGCAGTCACGCTATGTGGGTACCAAGCATTAATGATATTCTTGCTGAGGACTGGGAGTACATTCATTAAGGGGAGTAGAATGCTTATGAATAATACAACACGAATTATTATAGCGGGAATCTTCGGATACACCGCTTATCGAATCTCGAAAGAACTCAGCAGTGCTTTCATTGCTGTAAAGGCTATTGACTGCGGAATTATGTTAGAGGCGACTGGAAATGAAAAGAGGTAAAGAATATGAACACACGAAAAATTAATGTTAAATTAGTGGATAGACCTGCGACATTATTATGCTCAATCTTCACAAAATTACTTGGTAAACGACGTGTTGATCGCAACGGGAAAGATGTTTGGGGATTCATGATTAGATATATTGATAAAGTGTACGCTATGGTTCGAAAAAAATATAATATATCTGACGAATGGTTTATACAGGTTCTCGCTAGACGTATCATCGCGGACAGATATAAGTAATGACAGACTTCTTACGTGATTATCAAATGAAAGCCGTTAATAAAATGAAAAATGGCTGTATTCTCAACGGAGGGACTGGTTCTGGTAAATCTAGGACTGGTCTCTATTATTATTTCAAAGAGAATGGTGGCAGTTTTGTTAATCAGGAATTTGTGCCAATGAAGAATCCTCAGAATCTTTATATTATTACAACAGCGATGAAACGTGATTCTCATGAATGGGATTTTGAATTGGCTAATTACAGAATGTCCGTACATCCAGATAAAAATGAATTATATCCAGGTCAGATCGTAGTGATAGATTCTTGGAATAATATAAAGAAGTATAGCGAGATTCAACGAGGATTCTTTATATTTGACGAAGATCGGGTCACTGGATCGGGAGCTTGGGTAAAAGCATTTCAGAAAATCGCTAAAAACAACAACTGGATTATATTATCAGCAACTCCTGGAGATTGTTGGGCTGATTATATTCCAGTATTTGTGGCGAACGGCTTCTATAAAAATAAAACGGAGTTCTGCAGAGAGCATGTGGTATATTCCAGATTTACTAAATATCCGCAAATAGACCGATATCTGAATACTGGCAGATTAATAAGATTACGAAATAGTATTCTTATTGATATGGATTTTCACAGACATACTGTTCAGCATCATATTGATGTTAATGTATCCTATGATATTCCAAAATACAAAGATGTTATGAGAAACAGATGGGACCCATATAAAGATGAGCCTATTCAGCAGGCTTCTCAGCTTTGTTATATTTTGAGAAGAATTGTAAACACTGATGAATCTCGTGTGGTAGCTCTTATGGAGATATTAGAGAAAGTCCCAAGGGCTATTATATTTTACAATTTTGATTACGAACGGGAAATGTTACTGCATTTATTTAGCGACGACGAATATATAGGATATGAAGTTGCTGAATGGTCTGGACATGCGCACCAACCAGTGCCAGATGCCAAGCGATGGATATATTTGGTTCAGTATACGGCTGGATGTGAGGGATGGAATTGTATTAAGACTGATACTATTATATTTTTCTCTCAAAATTACAGTTACAAAGTTACTGAGCAGGCGTGTGGACGGATAGATCGTTTGAATACGCCATTCCATGATTTATATTTTTATCATTTAAAAAGTAGATCTGGAATTGATATGGCAATAACTAAAGCTTTAAATAGGAAGAAAAAATTCAACGAAAGGAAGTTTGCTGGATGGGAGTAAATGATATGGATATTGTTGAGTTTGTTGAAAAAGTTTGCGAGTTTTCTTTAACGGACTTTCAAAAAGAATTCGTTCGTAAAGTATATGACGCCGCAAAAAATGATAAGCGATTGTATTACGTTCTACCTCGATGTAATCAGAAAATTAGTTTTGAATTATTACAGGCAATAGTAATTATTATAGTTGGAAAAGAAAGAGGATTAGTGAAAGGAAGTTTGCTGGATGGGATTAAGTGATTTAAAAGATCTATTTTTCATACTCGGTGTATTAGTATCAATTGTGTTTGTTTTAGGAATCATTATGATTTCAGTCATAAAATTGCATGATTTTATAGCGGAATGTAAATATGCTAAGCGATATGAATACATGATAAATCATCGTTTTGACGATCCACCATTAGCTAAATGCTACTGCATCGATTGTAAGTATTGCTATGGCGAACCGACTAAAACAGGAGGGAATGTATATTGTAGCTTATGGAACGGCGGAGTAGTTATCCAAGACAACAGTTTTTGTTACAGAGCCGAACCAAAAGAAAGAGAGAAAAAGAAATGATTCGGAAAGCCGCGTCAAAAACAACTCCTTTAGTAGAAAAGGAGGGTAAAACTGTGACAGATTATGAATATTTATTTAGTATGAACTTACAGGCGAAACTTAAGGAGAAGATTCAGGGAGCTATATATGTAAAGGTTAACGAGAATGACAGTCTGGTTATTAAGGTCACAAGACGTGATGAAAATAACTTTGATATGTCATTTACTGACTTTGCGAATAAAATGCTTAATGGATTGACTACAGATTATGCTGCTTACGAGGTCATACAAAAGTATAAGAAATTTGTAATGACGCAATTTTTCAAATGAGTTAAAGGGCTCAGCGTTAAATACGTTGGGTCTTTTAATTTTGTTTAGACTGGAGGTGTTTGCATGTGAACTATCATAATATAACCACAGATGATATGCGGAATGGTGATGGACTTAGAACAGTTCTTTGGGTCGCAGGGTGTGATCATCACTGTGATGGTTGTCAGAACCCGATAACTTGGAATCCGAATGGAGGAATCTATTTTGGATATGCTGCAGAGCAGGAGCTTTTTTATCATCTGTATAAAAAACATATTAGCGGTGTGACGTTTTCTGGAGGAGATCCATTACTTCCTGAGAATCGTGTCACTATTTTTCATTTAGCTAAATATATCAAGCAATATATTCCGGGAAAGACAGTCTGGGTTTATACCGGATATTTGTGGGAAGAGGTTAAAGATCTTCCAGGAATGCGATGGGTTGATGTTTTGGTTGATGGAGAATTTAAACAGGAACTCGCTGACGTCAAATATCACTGGGCTGGTAGTACAAATCAAAGAGTGATTGATGTACAAGACAGTCTTAAAGAAGGACGAGTTATTTTGAAGGAGGATTGAAATGGTAGATAGCCTGATTATCAGTATTGATACATCAAATGGTAAAGATGATACAGTATTAATTGTTGGAAGAAAGAAGCCTGCACAGGAGATGGAGATTGTTAACGCGTTTCAGGGAGAAGAAGCTTTGAAATTATACTCTCAGTTGACTGTGAAAAATGGAGGGGTGAAATCTTAATGGAATACATATATAAGGAAGTTAATTTCACAAAGTATTGCCCTCTTTGTGAGGATGCAGATACATATGAAGAGAAAGACCCATGCAATGAATGTTTGGGCTTTCCTATGAATGAACATTCAGAGAAACCGGTCTATTTCAAACCTAAAAAGAAATAATCAATATCAAGGAGGAGACTATTTATGGCAACCAGAGATTTACACGATCAGAAAATTCTCAGAGCTTTGGAGGGAATCGAGAAGCAGCTTAAAGTACAGAATGGAATATTCGGAGATATGTCCGCCGGGGTCAATTGCAATATGAAATGTAAAGAGAAAGACGGAAAGATTGTTATGTCTAATCTTCGCATTTTCACCAATCCGGACGGAAGTAAGACACCAATTGTTCCATCTGCACATGTTAGATATTATGTACGATTCACTACGAAAAGCGGCGGTGACGTAACCAATATCACTAATGGTAAGGCTTTATGGGATAGCAATAATGTCGAAGTATTAAACTCGGCTATTGAGATTTATTTTTACGTGGAGGGGTGAAGACTTATGATTGAGTTACTAATCTTTTTAGCTTTCATTTATATCCTGGAATATGTGCTAAAAATATTTATATCAGACTATGATAAATGTTATTCGGAAATGGAAAACGCTGGGATTGCGGGTTAACTGGCGGAACTCGACACACTGATTATCTGCAGGAGAATTGCGTTGATTGTCCGTATTTAGTGTTGTCCGATAATAAAGGAGAAAAGAAATGATCAAATTAGAAGTTGAGGAGTATTGTGATGACTGTCCGGAGTTTGACGCTCATGTAGAGAAAGAGGTACTATTCGCTGGTTATTCTAAGAAATATTGTAACACAAATATTACATGCGAGCATAAAGACAAATGTAAACGTTTAAAAGATATGATTGAAAAGGAGGCTAAGAAAAGAAATGATTAAATTAGAAAATGTGATTCTGGCGAGTCCAGAACAGATGGAGTTTATTATTGAAGGTATGCGAAATCCTATGAATTCATGGGAGAAGAGTGATACGTGCTTTTCTGATGAATCATGCGTGAATTGTTATGATAATCAAAGGGATTTATGTGATAAAGATTCGTTTTTTAGAAAAGATGAAAAACTTGGATCTAACGACCACTCTCTTATGCAGCGCTTATCTAATGCGGATACAGAGCATCGAAAGTATATGAGAATGATGCCGGTGTATGTGAGAATTACATCGCCGTTGTATTGGTGGAAAGAATTTGATACTTATAAAGTTGGTACTGTTGCGAACTCTTGCAGTACAATGCATAAGATTCACGAGAAAGAATTTACTTTGGAGGATTTCTCTACGGAGCATTTCTCTACGGAGCATTTATATTTCGATGATAATAAACCAATACTCGCCGAAGAATGGGGTAATTATCGAATTGATGGAAATGGGCATATTTGTCTTACCATAAATCTTCTTAATTACTGGAGAAAAAAATATTTGAATACAAAATCAAAAGAAGACTGGTGGCAGCTTATTCAGCTTCTCCCAAGCAGTTATAACCAGACCCGTAATGTTATGATGAATTATGAGGTGCTGGCAAATATTTACAGACAGCGGAAGAATCACAAGCTGGATGAGTGGAGAGAGTTTTGTAAATGGATTGAGAGCTTGCCGTATAGTGAGATGATTACTGGTAAGGAGGATTCAGATAATGAATGACGACAATAAAGTATCTGTGGAAGAAGCGTTAAATAAACTGTATGATTTATCATGGATGGTTGGGTCTACAGCGATGGAATATTTAACCGATAAAGATGGCGAAAAAATAAGAGATTATATTGGGGTAATCGAAGATCGAATTAATGATTTGGAGGGGGAACTGTCCGAATTTAAAAAGTATTTTGAACCATACGATATTGATGAGGAAACTGCTGAAGCTATTATTAGATCAAAGTGTCCCAATATAGACTCGGCCAAGGACTACATTCAGTCCCGACTTGCCGAAGATGATCCTATGAATTTTAGTGTTGGAAAAATTGTTCATGATCTCATGGCTAAAGAACTTACTGAAGACGTCAAGAAACAGATTTTAGAGGAGTATTCGAAATGATAGCTTTGATATTCGGAGTGTTATTTGCGGTGTCGTTTTTAGGATTTGCGATAACATCCAGGATTAAATACAACGCTGCGTCACATCTCTTTTGGGGTGTGGCGTTTATTATTTTCACGGTATGTTTCTCCTGCGCATTTTGCTACGCCATTGGAACATCTGATTTACCGATGTGGGTTAAATTTTTATTATTAAAATGAGGAGGAATTGTGTATGAGATGTAACCGAAGAAGAGTAATGAATGGCGATTACAGAAGATTCAGGCGATTCATTAGATGGTTTAATAATTCTGGAGCTCGTTGTGTTAAAAATAACAAACGAAAAATGGGCGGACAGAATACACTTCGTCCAGTTCAACTCAGAGTATGGTGCGAAAGAAAACATAATTAAAATAGAAAGGAAAATTAAAAAAATGATCAACATATTTCGAAAAATGAAACAGAAATCGAAAGACCGGATATTTTCAGAATATCCATGTGCTGATTTTCTACACAACGCACTTCATTTTTTGGCACGCAATAAGCCAGAAGTTACATATGGCGAAATTTGTTATGCTTTATTGAAAAGTGGCAATAAGCTTACAGATGAGGAACAAAAGATATTTGATAACTATCGTAAAACCGGGCAGCTTGAGATGATGTCCGACGATAATATCGATGATTGGGAGGATACGAAATGAAGAAAAAACTCAGATTTATTTTACTCACGGTTTTGTGTCTTTGCCTTATTGGCGGAGTTACAGGCTGTGCGGTGCTGGATGACACTATTAATGAGATCAAAGGAAATCTCGTAGGTAATGGTTATACGATCCGTACTTACGATAACTATGGATCAAAAGTTATGACAACCACTGGAGATAAAATCAATATTCAGGGCAATCCGGTTAAGACGACTTCTTATAGTAGCGACGGATCTGTTGTTACTGGATACGAAATGTCATCCGTGATCACGATTAATATTGACGGCAAAGAAATTCAGAGTTGTGGTGATACATGTATATTTGAACAGAATGGGCTACAGCCTGACGTAGACTTTGTACAAACTGATATTTACAGTCAGTCAACCGGTAAGCTTTCTGATAATACATATGTAGCAGGTATAGTGAACAAATATAAGAATTATTTTGGTAAGTCACGAGTGGTGGTAATTAAATCTCAGTTGGGACAGCCTATCGTAGCATATTCCGGAGATGAAGTATATTGGAAAATTCCTAAAGACTTGCCTAAAATGACAAAATTGATGATTGATGGTAAAGCTCTTTATATTCACAGAGCTAATTTTCAGATTATTGATACAGCGTTGTTGGATTAAAAGGAGAAGTAATTATTTTTTTCGCGTTGAAAACAACTCCTATAATGAGAAAATTATTTTAAGGAGGATTATATTATGACAAATCAAGGCAAGGTAAAAGCAGTAGTGTTAGCAGGAACCGGGGCACTGGGAATGTTGTATTGGAGAATGGCGTGCAAAGATTGTGATTCTATTGAGGATTACGATTCAACAGGTGTCGCTATTCGAAAAGCTACCAGCAGTGTGTTATGGGGGATGCTTTATTGCACAGCGATAAAAGTTATAAGTGATATAGCATACAAATAATTTTATCAAGACATTGGACTCAGCGTAAAATCTGGGTCTTTTGTTTTTAACCATTATAATAAGGAAAGGATTTTTCAGAAATGAGAGGTAGATCACCTGATCCGGGACGGTCAGTTAAAGCAATTAAGAGGGATAAACAAAGACGCTATGCCGGATTAGAGCATTACGGGAGGACAGCCGATATGAGCTGGTTTAAAAGAAAACCGTATGATATTAAACAGAACAGAAAAGGAGACGACTAGCATGGAACATCTTATAAAGAAAATAGCTGATATTTCTAAAGAAAAAGATTGTCATGTTTGGTTAGGAATTATGCCGGACGGTAGTTTGATAATCTATGTATATGCCAGAAGCAACGTCTATCGAATTATCAGCGCAGATTGGTCTGAAGAAAGTATGTTAAATGTGATTAAAGATGCAATTAGATTAGCGGAGGAATTATAATGACAGGAAATGAATATCAGGAATTGGCAGCTAGAACTATTAACAAAGGACTGACTTTTGAAGAGCAGAAGTTTCATGCGCTTCATGGTATGGTTGGTGAGATTGGGGAAATCCATTCTATTTATCAGAAAATGTATCAGGGACATGCATTTGAAGTTGATCATGTAAAGAAAGAATTTGGGGATTTACTTTGGTTTATTGCTGAATATTGTACAGCTAAAGGATGGAGCCTGGATGATATCATGCGCATGAACATTGACAAACTTAAAGAAAGATACCCCGATGGATTCAAAGTAGAGCAGTCATTACATAGAAAGGCCGGTGATATTTGATGGATTTCTTAATCATGGTTATTGCTTTTTATTTGGCGGTTGGTTTATTCATTACTTACGCAGCATTAAAAGATGATCAGTTTACAGAAAGTATATTTGAACTTGGATTTTTAACAAAGATTTTCGTTATGATTGGATGTATATTGTCAGCTCCAATTATTTTAATCAACGCGTTTATGAGTGACAGTAAGAAATGAGGTGATATCATGTCTAGGAGAGCGGAATTACGTAGAACTCAACGAGAAGAAAAGAAAGCGAACACTGCTACATACAATCTCACACAGGCTCAGTTGGATGCTATTGTCGGTGAGAAAATTGGAAAGAAAATTACTGAGACAAAACAAGAGATTTACGAGGAGACAGTCAATACAGTATTAGCTTTGGTTCTGACATTACCTTTGGAAGTTCTTATGGACCACTACTGGCAGAAGAGTTATCGACAGAGACTACCGGGATTTGTAGATAAGGTTCTGAATTATTATAAAAAGTGGCAGGATGGAGAAATTGATATGGAAGATCTCAAGAAAGATTTATGGGAGTTTGGCGGAATAAGACTTGAGGGAGCTACTATTGAGGAGGGTGATTTAGATGGAAAATGATATTCGCAGGAACGGGTCTGGATATGTAGATCCGACAGCGCATAAAGCAATCAAAAATATGATGAGAGAAGAGCGTAAAAGAGAGGTTGATCCGGAACAGAGATTCAATGACTTTCTTACAATTATCTTTGCTATTTGTGATTTGTCGGATTTTCACATTGAGGAACGTATTGTCGTAAAGGATAAAAGAACTGGAAAAATTTGGAGGTGAACAGATATGATATTTGTGATTAAAGCTGGAATAAAAAGAGATAGATTTGATACTAGAGAGCTTCGCGAAAAACTTTATAAGGAATTGAATCAGGAAGGAAAACATCAGGTCGTTATGTTGCCAGAGGATTGTACGTATGACATCATTAATGACTATAGCAGCAAGGACGTAAAGGTCATTATCAAAGAGATTGAGAAAGGATGATTTGGAGTTGGGTGAAAAGAAACGTGGACGACACTCTGATAATCCTAAAAATCATTCTTATATGATGCGATTATCAGCAGGTGATATAAACAATTTGATTTTTATTCAGAACATTACAGGTAAATCTAAAGCTGATATTTTCAGGGATGGACTCAAAAATGAGTATGATAAAGCTATGAAAAAATATTTATCAGAGTATTAATGTATATACAAAATTCAATAAAAGTATGTATGTGCACAGAGATCAAGGTTCGGGGTTATGCACGCATACATATTTATGTATATACAAAATTCGATGGAATTAGACGAAATAGGGTCAAAAATACTCAAAATCGTCTATTTTTAGCTCAAAAATGAATTATGTATATACAAATAAGCCATTTTTATAT